TCGGGCTGGTCGGACAGGCCGGCCTTCCAGATGTAGTAGCCGTCCGTGGTCTTGAGCTTGCGGATGGTCTTGAGCAGGTCGCGGTGCCAGAGCCACCGCGCGTTGCGCCAGTACGCCGCCTTGAGCGTGTACTTCATGTCGATCAGCTGGTCGCCGGTTGCCTGGGTCAGCGGGATGGCGCCGGCCGCCCCCAACGTCACGTCGCGGGCCGCGGAGACGCCCGCCGTCGACGTGGTGAACACGCCGAGCGGCTGCTTGTTGCCCGAGCCGACCATGTATGCCTTCTCCTGGGAGACGGCGAACTTGTAGGCCAGGCGCTCCTGGACCAGGTCCTCGGCGCGGCCGCTGGTCAGCCGCAGCAGCTTGCGGCTGATCTTCGTCCGCTTCGCCAGCGGGTTGGGCACGAGCTCCCGCTTGCCCAGCCGCAGCGCGTCGTCCTGGCTGCCGGTCGCGATCTCGCTGGTCCACTCGGCGTCGTTGACGTCGACGTCGAGCGTGGGGATGCCCAGGCTGGCCGCCTCGGTGAGCGTGTGCACGGTCGCCAGGCCGCGCAGCGGCACCTCGTCGTCGACGCGCTGGATCAGCTCCTGGACGAACTGCTGCGGCGCGACCAGGTAGCCGCCTTCCGGGTCGGAGCCGGCCACCATCGTGCGGGCCTGCTCCTCGGTGAGCGACTTCATGCCGCCGACCAGGTACTGGCGGAACGCGGCCATCTGCGCCGACCGCTGCGGGTCGTCGCCGTCCGGGCCGTTGCGGTCCTCGCGGCCGCGGCCGCGAGGCTGGTCGCCCGGCGGCTGGTCGCCGATCCGCTCGGCGGCGCGGACCTTCTCCTCCCGCGCGATGGCCACGTCCTTCTTGTCGTGTTGGCCCATGATCCGGTCGAACTTCTCGTTCTCCTCGGGCGTCAGGTCGCGACCGCCCGCTTCCTCAGCGACCGTGAGGATCGCCCGGGCCTGCTGTGCCAGGCTCGTGCGCTCCTGCCGCTCGGCGTTGAGATCCACCGTTTTGTTCCTTCCTGTCGTGGTGCCGCCCGGCAGGGGCGGACGTCTGTTAGTGGCTGGCCTCGGCCAGCTGGAGCCGGCGGCGGGCGATGGCCAGCGACCGCCCGCCGGCGGGCGCCGGCTCGGGGTCGGCCGGCGGCGCGGCCGCGGGCTCGGGGTCGGGTGCACCGGCGCGGTCGAGCAGCTGGCGCAGCGCGGTGATCGAGCCGGCGTCGAGCCGGTTCAGCAGGCCGCGTACCGCGTCGAGCAGCTCGGCCTCAACGGCCAGGCCGCCGCCGGCGCGGCCGGAGTCGACCAGCGCGTTGGCGTCCATCGGCAGCGGTACGGCGGACAGCTCGTACAACTCCCAGTCGACGGCGACGCCGCCGCGGTAGTAGTCCTGCGTCTTCGGGTCTTCCCACTCGTGCACCCCGAAGCCGATCGACACCGCGTTGAGGAACCGCTTGCGGTACTTGCGTTCCACAGTGGACGCGAAGTCGTCCTCACGGTCGAAGCTGATGTCGAACATCAGCCGCTTGTTGTCGTCGACCTCGGTCCGCTCGCTGCGCCCGATCGGCAGCGAATCGCGGCCGCCGTACCGGTGCCCGTACCCGAACACCGGGTTCGAGCGGTACCGGTCCAGGCGGGCGCCGTCCATGCGCAGGCTGATGCCGTCCGGCTTCTCGCCCTCGGTCGCGCCGACGAACCGCAGCAAGTCGTCGCCGAGGTCGGCGTCGCGGACCATGAACCCGCGCGTGTACGCCATCGTCTTCATCGGGTTGCCTCCCCACCGGGTAGCTGGCGGTCGCGCGGGGCGGCCGGCTGCTGCCGGTCCGCTGGCGGCGGCTGCTCACGGACGCCGGCGCAGGTGCGGCAGCCAGGCTGGGCGCAGCCGCAAGTCGACGTGGTCATGTCTCCTCCGTTCGCCGGCCGGGCGGCAGCGCCTGCCGGAACTCCTGCTCCTGCGACGGGCCGCTGGTCTCGCCGACCTGCCCGGCCGGAATGGTGTTGAGCGGCACGAGGTAGATGTCGCCCTGCTCGCCCGGCAGCGGATTGCCGTTTTCCTTCTCCTGCACGTCGTTCGCGCTCATCCAGCCCCAGTTGCGGGCGATCGCGTACGCCTCGAAACGGCTCTTCAGATCGCCGCGGACCAGCGCGTCGACGACGTGCTCGGCATAGAAGCGGCGCTTTTCCAGGCTGGTGAACAGCCGCATGTTGATCATCTGTTCCCAGCCGATCAGCCAGCCGAGCAACGTGTCGGTGACGTACTCCAGGCCCTGGTGCTCGATGTTGTTGTTCGTCGAGCGGTCCAGGTCACCGATCTTGTGCGGCGGGATCCGCAGCCACCGGGCCGCCTCGGCCACCTGCAGCTTGCGGGTCTCCAGGAACTGGGCGTCCTCGGGCGGGATGCCGACGTCTTTCCAGTCGAGCCCTTCCTCGAGGATCGCCACCCGTTGGGCGCGGTCGAGGCCGCGGTGCATGTTGTCCCAGTCGGCCTGCAGCCGTTTGCGGCCGTCGTCGGACAGCTTCTTGGGATGCTTCAGGACGCCGCCGGGGCGGGCGCCGTTGCCGAAGAACGCGCTGCCGAACCGCTCCAGCGCGACGCCGAGGCCGAGCGAGTGGCGGGCCATCGACACCAGGCTGTAGCCGCGTACGCCGTCGAAGCCGAGGCCGCCGATCGGCAGCACCTCGTTGGGAAACAGCCGGACGCGGATGCCGTTGACCGGGTCCTCGTACCGGTACATCAGCGAGAACTTGCCGGCCACGGTCCGGCTGTGCGTGAACTCCGGCTTGATCCGGTCCGGGCGCAGCGGCCACAGCTCCTCGACCTGGCCGCGGCTGTTCCACACGATGTTCAGGTAGCCGGTACCCCAGGTCATCGCGTGGCCTTGCACCGTGCGCCGCAACGCGATCGGCGGCATCAGGGCGTTCGGCTCGTGCTGCAGCACCCAATAGAGCGGGTGGTCGGTTGCCTTACGGCGGCCGCGTTCCAACCGCTCGAACACCGGCAAGGGCAGCTTGCCGACATCGGTGCTGATCGCGTTCACGCCGGCGAAAAACGGCGAGTAATAGAGCGCGGTCTCCTCGGACAGAAAAACGCCGGCGCCGGTGGACGCGCCACCGGAAAACCACTCCTCGACCCACTTCTCCGGCGTGGCGATACCGGAGGAGTTGCCCGACGAGGCGCGCGGGACGGTGCGGCCGACCAGGCCGCCGCCGCGGCGGCGGGCCACGCTCAGACCTCCCCGCCCGCGCGGCCGCCGCCGGCGGGCTCGTCGATGTCCGGGTCGGCGGCCGCGGCCCGGGCGGCGGCGCGGCCGCCGGCGACACCCAGCACCAGGACCAGGCCGCCGACCACCGTGAACGCCGTACCCGCGCTGAACCACGCCCACAGCCCGCCGAGCAGCATCAGCACACCGACCGCGCAGATCGCGTCCCACTCGCTGTACGTGTCGGCCAGGGCCCGCCAGATCACGCCCGCGCGGGCGGCGAGCCGCTCGGCCCGGGTCGCCTCCGGCTCGTCCGGCTCGTCGACGTCGACGACCTCTCCGGCGTCTGCCAACTCGTCCGCGTCCACCACGTTGTGCCTCCCTGTGTTCAGCCGACCGAGGCCAGGCCGCGGTAGTCGTAGACGCTGCCCTCGTCGCCCATCCGCATCCGGCCGTCGATCGCCAGGAACAGGGCGGGCATGCCGTCGATGCGCACATGCTCGGAACGGCGGTCGGGCTTGACCGGCCGGACCCGGTCCGGGTCGTCCGACGGGCTCTTCGCCCGCAGGTGCTCGGCGTTCCACCGAGCTACCGGGTTGCCCAGGTGCCGCAGCTCCTCGGCGTGCAACAGCCGGTTGAACTCCTGCATCGGCCCGGTCATCCGGTCGTACGTGGTCGCCGACTCGAACAGCTCCAGCCCGGTGCGCTCGACGATCTCCTGCCGGACCGGCTCACCCGACCACTTGTCGAACGTGACGTCCACAATGGAGAACGCGTCGTGGTCCTCCTCGACCGCCGCGTAGATCGACTGGTAGTCGATCGTGTTGCCGTCGGTGACCGTGATCCAGCCGGCGTCGCACCAGGTCTTGAAGGCGCCGTCGGTGTGTTCGCTCAGCCGCGGCACGACCGCTTCGGGGATCCAGTACCGCCATTTGACGGTGCCGTCCTCGAACAGCAGGCACCACGCGGTGAGGTCCAATTTGGACGACAGGTCCAGGCCGCCCCAGCAGCGCTGGCCGGCGAGGCGCTCGTCCAGCCAGTCCGGACGTGGCGCGACCTCGCCGCGGTTGGCGTCCCACAGGTCCAGCGCGATGTACCGGTACAGGCTTTGTACCCGCTGGTTCATTTGGAACTGGCGGAACGCCTTCTCCTTGGCGGCGTCCTGCTTGGCGGCCAGGGCGTGGCGGCGCATCGCCTCGCGGCTCTTGAACTGGTCCAGCGCCGGGTTGGCCCACTTCCAGTTGCGCTCGTCGAACACGTCGGTCGACACCGGCAGGTGCGGG